GAATACATGATGCGACTAAAGAGATCATACGAACTTCAACAGTTGGTAGATTGAAATGGGAATGGGAATCTGGGAAGGTGTCGGGGGATTCACTGGCACTTGGCTAGGGATGACAATTTGGGCAGCCGGTGCAGTACCAGTTGGAATTTCAGATGGTCCACTTCCAATAATGGACCTTGCATGGATGGCTGCCAATATTAAAAATACAAATTCACTAAGAAGAAGAGGTCAGGCAATTGGCGCAGGCATTGATGAATACCTTGCTGATGCTCCAGGACCGGCTCCAGGAGAATCCTGGGGATCTACTTACGTCGCACCAGAAACATCGAACAAAACTTTTACACCCGAATTCAACGAATTACCAGGAGGACTTGATATGACATTCGATCTCTTTCCTAATTTCAATTTAGATTTCGGTAACGTTAACTTCGCTTTCTCAATCGCATCTGAAGTTAAAGAGGTAGTCGAAGAGATCCAAGGCAATGCAATGGGATTAAAATATACTTACCGGAATTCAGAGTGGCCTGCGTGGCAATCCTAATTTTGACCTCGTCATTTGCGAAGATGTTTGCAAGATATTATCAGAGCAATCTTTGCAAGCTCTAATATTCCATTTCAAATGAACATACGCGTATTTCTTTTCACATTTACCGACTTCGCATAGTTTCTTCTCGCGCTCCAGGCGACAACACCTGGCGCATCTTAATTGAGTTCGATGTCTGTTGTCCGCGTTCTTGGAAATCCTAGTTCCGCATTTACAATTCATTCTTCCTCATCCTTGTCAGCAATCCAAAGCCTCTCGTGTCCAGATAGGAAACAGGACATAGTGAAAACAATATCGAAGCCATGATCCTTGGTGCAATTCACACATTCAGGATAGTACATACCATGTACAACCTTTGGAATTCCATCTACAACTTTTATCATATCTTCATCACTCATTCCAATTCACCCAGGTAAGTTGTCATGTTGCCACAATTGTCACAATTATAATGGCGCATTGAAGATTTATAGATTCTAGCGAATGTAACATCACACTTCTCACAGTATGCACCGTACTGTATTTCCACTACTTTGACCTCTTCTAGCAACTTACGACGCACCCAGGCGCTAAAGTTTGCCTTTTTGGAGGCTAATTCGTAGGTATCGAGGCTCAAAGAGATGATTTTCTGTCTCATATTCAGGGCTAAACCCTATTTCGTATATAGTTATCACCCAAAAAATAGAACTCAAAAGAAACTCAAAGGCTCGTTTCACTCTCCTTTTCCATGCTTCAACGGCATGCGGCCCTCTCTCTCATCCCGAACGGGGGTTGAAATACATATAGTCTGATGGGCTCGTTTCACTCGCAAAGATAGGAATCCGAGGGGATTTACGAACATATTCGCTTAGAAGGTTTACTTTATACACCGTCGAGCCCACCCTGGGGTATGACCAAAGCAATGACTGGCTCATTTTACCTGACTGACACCGTAACTATCCCAGTGGCTAGTGCAAGCGGTTCCCGAATTCAAAGCACTGTCGATCTCTCTGCTTACGTTAATGTTCCAACCGGACAAGCGATTGCAATAGAGTCGGTTGACTTTGTGTATCAGACAGGTACAGATTTCTCCAGCGACGTTGCAAATATGCTAGTCAACAATGGTGCAATCACCACACAACTAACTGACTTGAACCCTTCAACATTATTCGTTAGAGCAGACAATCACAGTTTAATTGCAAGTGGATCCCTAAACATCGATATTGCAAATTCTATTGCTACCCATGCTTCAGACCTTTACCCTGATAACTTCGGCCCTGCAAACTTATCAGAGGCCTTCCTGGTAGTCAACGATACTCTTTTCCTAACTGCAGGTAATGATAACTCAGTTGTTGGTGCTCAGGCATTATCAATTTCAGTTAGAATCCGTTGCCGTGTAGTTAAGTTGTCAACCAAGGACTGGATGGCAATCGCAATACAATCCACTGCAGAGGCATGATACTGTGGCTTGTGCTACTTGCGAGTTATTGCAGGAACTGCTCGAGTCGGCGGGTGTCGATACATCCATCGCTAAACCACTCTCCGAGAAGGTAGGGAAACCAATCGAGAAAAAGGTTAAGCGTAAGGCTTCTGAATATAGTAAGAAGTACGGTAAGGCTTTCAAGAAGGTTGCTCATAAGTATAAACTCAAGAGTGGCGCCTGGGCTAAGAATGGTTTCAAGCGCGCTCAGAAGGAAGCACACAAAGTAGCAAAGAGGATGAGATAATATGGATGGACGTAACGAAAGCCTAGTAATGATGTTCCCTGCTGTAGCAGGTACTTTTGATGGTCCCCTCGGTATATGGGTGGATGCTAATGGATACCAAGACTTAGGACCTGATGCGCTTATCTACAGTAACACGATCGATCTATCCGGTTGGACTATGAATGATTTCACCTTTGGTACAGTTCAATCACAGTATCAAGATCCAGGTGTTTATTCCTCAACTGCAGTGTCTGCTAAAACAGAAGTTATTGAAATTGTTACTGATGTTCCAATCTCCCTGGTGCAACTAGGAATAATCAAAGATAACCTGGGCGTATCAGTACCAGGTATGTTAGGTTCCGCTCAAGACTTTACAACTATCCTTTATGGAAACTATCGACTGTACGTTCCAAACACTTCCTTGGGCGCATTCCCTGGCTTCCTTCAATTAATCTCTTCAGGTTCATTTGGATCCAAGGAACCAACCGCGTCTGCAGAACTTTATTGTTATCGAATTGTCAAATGTATTGGCGCTCCAGGAGAACTAGTAGCAACACCTGCTTGTAGAGTCGGATTGTTCGGTGCTTTCTATCAGGAAGGCGACATTGAATACATGATGCGACTAAAGAGATCATACGAACTTCAACAGTTGGTAGATTGAAATGGGAATGGGAATCTGGGAAGGTGTCGGGGGATTCACTGGCACTTGGCTAGGGATGACAATTTGGGCAGCC